AAAGAATTACTTTCCTTTGAGATAAACGAGAAGGGAAGAATAGAGGCTGCAAAAGGTAATCATGATGATTTAATCTCTGCACTAAAGTTAGCAATTATTGGTTACAATCAAGTATCCAAAAATTCACCTAATATGTTGATGCAGAATAGAACGAATGCTCCTGAACCATTAACTATGGACACCAGAAAAGCATTTGCAGCCGATACATATAAAAATATACCCATGGAGGAAATTAAATGGATTCTAGGCAAAGAGAAATAAATGAGATGGGCGAGACAGCGTTTGGTAATCCAAACTCTTCCGCAGCAGCAACACCTTGGTTTAACCCACTAGGAGTATTCGGTAAGTGGTGGAGTCGTTATTTTGCTACTAAAGCGCAGCCTGCCATGGCGCAGCAAAGTACTAATGAACCTACGCCGATACACCCGATGGCAGGAGATACGATTGTTAACCCTGATGTTGTATATCAAAAACCGGGCGGGTCACCAACTGTAATTAGATCTCCATTTATTCCTGAACTTGAGATGAACCGTAAGAATCGGTATTCTCAATTTGAATCAATGGATGAATATCCTGAGATAGGTGCTGCGTTTGATATTTATGCTGATGATTGTACCCAGCGGGATAGCCACAATCAAAGATGGGCTGTTAAGGCTAATTCAGAAACTACTAGACGCAGAGTAGAACAACTATTTGATACTATAAAATTAGATCGTCATTATTGGGACATTACTCGCAACATGGTAAAGTATGGCGATTGTTTTATTGAACTTGTGATGGATTTAAATAATCCAAAAGCAGGTGTACAGAGAATTAAGATATTAAACCCGAACTATTTAATTCGTGTTGAAAACGAGTATGGATACTTGACAGACTTCCTGCAAGAAATCCCACAGAAGAACATGGGTTCTTGGAATTCATTTGGTTATCAATCTACGACGATGGAAAAGAGTTCTTACATCGGGTTGGATAAAAATCAAATTGTTCACTTCCGTCTCCATACATCAGACCCTAAATATTATCCATATGGTAAATCAATAGGTGCATTTGCTATTCGTGTTTTCCGTTCACTAAAACTAATGGAAGACGCAATGTTAATTTACCGCCTCTCACGCGCACCCGAACGCAGAATATTCTATGTAAATGTTGGAAACCTTCCTACTGGTAAGGCAGAGGCATTCATGGAGAAGCTCAAGCAGAAGTTTAAGAAAGAAAAATTCTTTGATTCCCAAACAGGTAACATAAACGAAAAACTTAACCCAATGTCATTGGATGAAGATTATTTCGTTCCTCACCGTGGAAATAATGAAACAAAAATTGATACCCTGCGAGGTGCTGAAAACTTAGACAAAGTTGACGATGTTAAGTACTTTAGAGATAAATTACTTGCCTGTCTAAAAATTCCAAAGGATTATGTAGTAGAAGCAGACAAATCTCCTGAGCGTAAGGCCAACCTATCTCAGTTAGATGTTAAATTTGCTAGAACTATCATGCGTGTTCAGCATGAAGTTGAAATTGGATTAGAAACCATAGCAAAACGCCATTTAGCTATTTTGGGGTATCCACAGTCTGAAATTAACTCTGTGCAGATTTTAATGCCTGACCCATCTGACATGTTTACCAAGCGTAGGTTAGATGTCGATGAGCAGAAGACCCGTGTTGTTCAAGCCGTTAAAGGTTTAATGTTATTCTCAGATGATTATATTTATAAAGAATACTTTGATATGTCTCAGAATGAAATTAAACAAATGAAGGAAGAGTTGTCTAAGCAGCAGGAGGAGGCAATGCAACAGCAAATGGTACAGCAAGCAGCCATGCAGCCATCAATGCCCGGTGGAGCACCCCCTGCTGGTGAAGCTCCTCCAATGCCCCCTGATGGATCTACACCCCCTAATGGCATAGAGGGCGAAGAGAATATACCACCAACAGCTCCACCCCAAGAAGCGTTAGATTTACTAAATAATTATAAAAAAAGTAGCTTTATAAACGAAAATGTACAAAAAGCTATGGTTTTTGATAGAATTATTAAAAAATATAACACAAAGTTAAAAAACTTGGATAAATAGTGAACTATATATAAATTGATAGATTATAATATCTTAGGAGAATCTATGTTTGATAACTTATTTGAAAACCGCAATAGAACTGTTTCTGAATTAATTAAGTTGGGCGATTATTTGGGTCGCTCACTTCGTGAAAATGTATCAATATTTAAAATTGATGTAGAAGAAAAAACTGTCTGCTTTGTTACCGAATCTAACAAGGTAGTAGCAGGAACATACGAGATAGATAAGAGACTAGCTCTACACGATATTGTGGTTGAAGATGTTAGCGAATTCACAGATGAAAATAAATTCGAGTCCTTAGTTAATTCTAAGATATCTGGATTTGTTAAGAACATCTATGAAGACTCTCACAAAAAAGCCAAGTCATCTTTCGATGACTTGCTCTATTTATGGGAATCAAGATTAAAGTTCAAGAACATTAAGAATAAGTTAGAAGAGAAGTCATTAAAATTTAATGAGTCTACTCAAATCATAGAAAGCCAAGAGTTCCAAAATTTCCTAGAGATTGCTCCTAAATTAGTAGAATATCTTAGAATGCATAAGAATAAAATCTCTAAGATATCAGAGATCAGAAGCGCGGTTCGGTTATCTCAGACAATATCAGAAGCATTTGATTTAGCAAAAGTTGATTACGATTCTCTCCAAGAAGACGGGTCTTTTGTTGTTTCTCCTACATCAGATAAGTCCGTCTATGAAATGATTTGCCGTCACGAGTTGATTAAGAAAGAACTACTAGAGCACAAAGCTAACTTTGATACGATTTGGGCATCAAATGAAAAAATACAGAATTTAGCTGGATTGATTTATTCTGATGAGAAGACTGTTGCCGTAGCACTTTCAGAAGCTATAAAGCAAGTGCCGTATCTAAGCCTTGCAAGTAAAAAACAATTAACAGAAACATTCAAAAATGCATTGAACCTAAACAAGGTTAAAGACATTAATCTAACTGATATTCAACAGTTTGCGTCTTTAGTTTTTGAAATGAAGAAACCAATAAAGATGGAACTAATTTCTTATCTAAACGAAAGATACGGAATCAATGTTCAAAATCTAAAGGACCCCGCAACATTCAAAGGATTGTTAAGCACACAATCAGTAATCTTTGAATCATTAGCAAAAATCTCACCTAAAAAATCTGTTCAGCGCGATGTCTTGCTATCCTTGGCTGAATCATTGTCAGCTAAAAACGGTGTAGAGGCTATCGACTGCAACGAAGTTATTCAAGAAGTATTTATCGCTGCTGGATATGATGATCTTGTAATCAATGAAAGTTTAAACAACTATCTTGATTTTGAAAAGATAGCATCAGATTTAGATAAAGTTGGTGGTATTTTAAGAATGATTAAGGGAACTGGCGCGGGTGCAGCAGCAGCTTCAATGCAACAAGCTCCTGCTCAATCACCTATGGCTTCGCCTGAAGAAGAGCCAGAAATGGCTCCTGATGCAGTTCCAGCAGCCTCTGGTATGGAAGATGATGATGTGGCTGCACCAGCATTAACACCTGAAGATGATGAAGAAGGTGCAGAATCCATGGGCGGCATGGAAGATGAAGAAATGGGCGAAGAAGACGCGATGGCTGGAGAAGAAGAAATGGGAGATGAAGAATCTGCCATGGCTCCAGAAGATATCGAACCTTCAGAAGAAGAAGTTCTAGCTAAGATGTCCGAACTCGAAAGTTTAATTGCATCACTTAAAAGTGAAATAGGTGGTGGCGAAGAAGAGGAAGAAATGCCCGATGAAATTGATGCCGAGCAAGAAGAGCTAGAGGCCGAAGAAGAAGACCTAGAAGATGAGCATGACGAACTTCACGATGACGAAGATGAAGTAGAAGAAAAAGAATCGGAAATTAGCAAAAAGCAAAAAAAGTTAGAGAAAAAAGAAGATAGATTTAAGTGATTTAAATAAAGGTGTT